ACATCAATGGTAAAATAACTTATCTACCGGTCATGACTTCACGTGATGATGGTGGTGTACCATTTGTAAAAGAGTGGCTTGAATAATGGCTAAGAAAAAAGGTTTATACGGAGTCAGTGTATACGTCAGAAATAAACCTAAAAAACGTCCGGGCCGTCACAAAAAATCAAGAAATAAACAAGAAAAAAGACAACAAAAAAAACAAAAGAAGGGTTGACAATAATCCCTAGAAGTCCTACATTGTAGGTATGAAAGAAAAACAATTAACTATAACAAGTAGTAATATTAGCCAGAAACAATGGTCTAGTTTAGTTTTAGAAGTTAACTTAATGAAAAAAGCCTGGGCTAAGTATGCAACATTAAACATAAAAGCACCTGGTATTAGAAAGATAATTGCACATGGCACAAGAAATAATTTTAAAGAAGATTGAAAAAGTTTGAAAAGGACCTGCGTCCATGTCAGCTTCGCGCTGGACCTCTGTACGACAACCGTTGATGCCGAAAGGTGGAGGTGTGGAGCCTTTGCTCTCCTAGGAGTACGTGCACGGAAACTAGGAGAGTTGATATGAATATAAATACACCTATCCTGAAAGAGGGAAAGTAAGGATAGGTTATTGTGGTGAGATAACTTGCATTACCACATTATTAATTTACTTTCAAATAGTTTGTTGAGGTGTACAATAAAACTTAACAAACATACCATGTTTGTTAATCTCGGTTCGACCGATCTCTTCCATTTTTGACATAGACTCTTCATAACCAAACATTAAACAATCGTATTGACTATCAAATGTTTCCGGCCATTGATATGGTGGTAAACAAGTTTGTTGTACCTGTGAGCATATTACTAATGCTAATATAAATTTCATACTTGACAAATCTCCGTAACATCC